CAAGGTAAATACAAAGTTATTATTGAAGGTACTGGTTCATCACAATTACTATTAACTAAAGACAATGTTGTAAGCGAAGTTAAATTACAAGGTGAAAGCAAATCAGAAAAATACAACCGAGTTATTGGAACATTTACAAACCCAGAAAAAGATTACCAGTCAGATACAGTTTCATATCCACCATTTGATGATTCAGATTTAGCAGTAGAAGATCAACACGCAACAATGTTAAGTGATGATAACAACACTTTATTAGAGAGAAGCTTTGATATGTTGCAAGTAACTTCTCCATATCAAGCTGAAGAAATTTGCGAGAACATTTTAAAAAGATCAAGAAACAATTTAAAAGCAGAAGTAACAGTAACTTCAGAAGCACTTAATCTATCTATTGGTGATATAGTTACAGCTACATACGATACAGCAGGATTTAGTGCTAAACCATTTAGAGTAATGTCTTTAGCTATCAATTCAGATTCAACAGTAACTTTAGGATTAGAAGAACATCAAGATAACTTTTATACTTGGGAAGAAAAAGGCGAAGCACCAACGATTGCTGATACTGTATTACCAAATCCTTTTTCTGTATCTGCACCAGCTTCAGTTACTTTAGATGACCAACTAATTGAATATTCAGACGGAGTTGTTATTACAGCTTTAGATGTAACTATTGGTGCATCAACTGATTCATTCGTGGACTACTACCAAGTTGAATACAAACTAAGCACAGAAGCAACTTATCAAGTATCTGGTCAAGTTAAAGGATTAAATCATAGAATACTTAACGTAGTAGATGGATTAATCTATAACGTAAGAGTAAAAGCATTTAACACATTAGGAGTTCAATCTAGTTATACTTCTGCAACAAGAACTATTATCGGTGGAATTGCACCACCAGCAGATGTTGAAGATTTTGCTTGTAACATTATTGGAAGTGATGCTCATTTATCTTGGACACAAATTGCTGACTTAGATTTAGCTTACTATCAAATTAGATTCTCTACTTTAACTTCTGGTGCTTCTTGGGCTAACTCAGTTTCTTTAGTTGAAAAAGTTGCAAGACCAGCGACTTCAGTTACAGTTCCAGCAAGAGTAGGTTCTTATTTAATTAAAGCAGTAGATAAAAATGGTAACTTATCTTCTAATGAAACAATCATAGCAACTAATATTAGTACAATAGGAAACTTTAATGCTGTTGCATCACAAACAGAATCTCCTACATTTTCAGGTACTAAAACAAATACAATAGTATCAGATGGAACATTAAGATTAGATTCATCAGAACTTTTTGATTCTGCAACTGGAAATTTTGATTCTGGTACTTCATTCTTTGATTCTGGTGTTACATCTTTTGACTTATATTCTAGTGGAACTTATTTATTTGCAAGTCCAATAGATATAGGTGGAGTTTATACTTCAAGAGTAACTGCTTCTATTACACAAACTTCAGATAACTTAGATGATTTATTTGATGCAAGAACTGGCAATTTTGATGATGGTGCTTCTAACTTTGATGGCGATACTCCTGCAAATTGTAATGCACATTTAGAGATTGCTTTATCTAATGACAACATAACTTACACATCATTTAGAAACTTTGTCGTTGGAGATTATACAGCTAGATATTATAAATTTAGAGTTTCACTTCGTTCATTTGATTTAAGTTCTACTCCAGTTATTAGTGCTTTATCAGTAAGTATTGATATGCCAGATAGAATATTTAGTGGAAATGATTTAGTAAGTGGTGCAGGTACTTACACAGTAACATTTACAAATCCATTTTATTCTGCTAACTATGCTGTTGGTATTACTGCACAAGGATTAGCTACTGGCGATTTCTTTTTATTGAGCAACAAAACTATAAGTGGCTTTGATTTGGCTTTCAAAAATAGTGGTGGTACTGGAATAAGTAAAACTTTTGATTATATTGCAAAAGGTTATTAACTAAGATATTAGGTAGATTATGGCACAACACGATTATAATATAGCGAATCAAGGTTTCCCAGCTTTTAGAAGCGATCTTAATAATGCGTTATCAGCAATTCAAACTACAAATTCAGGAACATCAAGACCAACTGGTGCTGTCGCAGGACAACTTTGGTTGGACACAACTTCGGCAACTACACCAACATTAAAATACTATGATGGTGCTGACGATATATCTTTAGCAACTATTGACCACACAGCTAACACAGTAAATTGGTTAGATTCAACAGTATCAATTACTGGATTAACAACTACTGCAACAGGAACAGTTTTAACACTTTCAGATTCAGCAAATACAACAACAGTAAATTTAATTATAGACAATCAAAAAGAAGTTCGCTTTCGTGAAACGACTGCAAATGGAACAAATTATATTGGATTAAAAGCACCAGCTAGTGTTAGTGCTGATTTAACTTTTACATTACCTGCAACTGATGGAACAAATGGACAAGTATTAAGCACAAATGGTTCAGGAGTTCTTTCTTTTACAACTGTTTCTGCTGATGGAACTGTTGATTGGGACACAACTGTTAAAACATCAGGATTTACAGCAACAGCAAATAAAGGATATTTTTGCAACACAACTTCATCTGCATTTACAGTAACATTACCTTCTTCACCAAGTGCTGGTGATGAAATTGTAATTGTAGATTACGCAGGAACTTTTGCTACAAATAATCTTACTATATCAGCAACACCGAAAATAAATGGTTCTACAAATGATGTTTTATTAACAACAAATAGAGAAGCTACAAGATTAGTTTATATAGATTCAACACAAGGTTATATAGCATACTCAGGTGTTAATGAAGGAACATCACCTTCTTTAACAGATAATCCACCAGCTTATTCAATAGATTTTTTAGTAGTAGCTGGGGGTGGTGGTGGAGGCGGAACTGGTAGTGGTGTTCAAAGTTCTGGTGGTGGAGCAGGTGGTTTTAGAACCTCAACACAATCCGTAATAGTAGGTACAGCAATTACAGTAACAGTAGGTGATGGAGGTGCAAGATATGTTTCAGGTTCTAATTCTTCAATTTCAGGTTCAGGTTTATCAACAATAACATCTACTGGTGGTGGACGAGGTGGTGTTAATCTTGAAAATGGTAGTAGTGGAGGTTCAGGTGGAGGAGGTGGAGGTGGAAGTTCATCACCTGCTGGAATAGGTGGTGCTGGTAACACACCTAGCACTTCTCCTAGTCAAGGAAATAATGGTGGAGATGGAACACTTAATGCTAACTATGGTTGTGGTGCAGGAGGTGGAGCAGGGGCAGTAGGTGGGAATGGTTCAGGGGCTAGTGGTGGTAATGGAGGTAATGGTTCTGCATCTTCTATAACTGGTTCATCAGTTACTTATGCTGGTGGAGGCGGTGGTGGAATTTTTAATTCTTCTAGTGGTGGTACTGGTGGAACTGGAGGAGGAGGTGCTGGTAATACTACTAATGGCGGAGCAGGTACAGCAGGAACAGCTAACACAGGTGGTGGAGGTGGAGGTGGAGGAGCAGGTAATGGTGGAGCAGGTGGAAAAGGAGTTGTTATATTAAGTGTACCAACTGCTAACTATTCATCAACTACAACTGGTTCACCCACAGTTACAACATCAGGAAGTAATACAATTTTACAATTCAATGGTTCAGGGAGTTACACAGCATAATGGCATCATTCGCAAAAATAGGATTAAATGGAAAAGTAATAGAAGTTCTTTCAGTAGTTAATGAAGTTCTTCATGACTCTAATGGAGTTGAACAAGAATCTATTGGTATAGATTTTTTAACTAAATTAACTGGTTGGGCTATTTGGAAACAAACATCTTACAACACTCATGGTGGAGTTCATTCTTCTGGTGGAACAGCTTTAAGAAAAAATCATGCAGGAATAGGTTATACTTATGATGAAGATAGAGATGCTTTTATTCCTAAAAAACCTTTTAATTCTTGGGTATTAAATGAAGATACTTGTGTTTGGAACGCACCAGTTGCTTATCCACAAGATGACAATAAATACACTTGGAACGAATCAACATTGACTTGGGATATAGTAGAAGTATAATTTAAAACGAAAGGAAGGAAAGTGGAAGCAACTATTAATGGGATATTCCCAACACCAATTTACATTTCTAAATTAGAAACAAAATTAACACCATTAGAATTAAAATTTGTAGAAAAAAATAAAAAAGATTCTCATAATAACGAAGGAAATATTACTTCAAATAATAATTATATTCTTAATGAAAAACCTTTTACTAACATAAAAAAAAAAAATAGATTTAAAAGTACAAGATTATTTTGATAAAATTATTTCACCAAGCAATAGCATAACACCATATATTACTCAATCTTGGTTAAACTATACTGAAACAAATCAATATCATCATAAACACGCACACCCAAACTCATTAGTATCAGGAGTATTTTATATTAATTGCCATGAAGAACATGATAAGATTAAATTCTTTAATGATAATTACAAAACTATTAAACTTGAAACAAAAGATTGGAATATTTGGAACTCAGAATCTTGGTGGTTTTCAGTAAAGACTGGAGATGTAATACTATTTCCTTCTTCATTGACTCACATGGTAGAAACCAAACAAGGAGATAACACTAGAATTAGTTTAGCTTTTAATGTATTCATTAAAGGAACAGTTGGAAATAACAAAAACTTAACAGAACTTATATTATGATTTACTTTTTATTTGGATTAGTGCTTGGCTTATACGCAGAATGGAAGTGGGAGATCGCCAAATATATTATCGCATCAGTTAAAGAACATTTAAACATCAAGTAGTCTTGAAATATGTTGCAACGCAATATATATTAGTCTCTAACTAACGGAGATAACAATGTTTACATTTAAACTACCGACATACGAAGAACTAAAACAAAACTACGAAACATATTTAAAAGATGTTCAAAAGTTTTACAAAGATTGGTATTCGGACATACAAAAAACTTTTAATAAATAACTTTATCTAAACATAATTGTTTGATAAAAGGATTGCACAAAATTTAATGAAGTGCATTTTCAAATTAGCAGATAATAGTTGTGTCTTGCTAAAGTCTTGCAAATGCGAAAAAGACAATGGCAAGAACACAATCAGAAGAATTAATCAGTCTCAGGGGTCATATTACTGGAGTAAAGAGAGAAGTTAAAATACTAGG